GTTGTCACGTCTGCCTCGCATGGCCTAGGAAGCCTCCCTTCTCGTTGGAGGGTAACTCTTATCTGCACATCAACAGACTTAGGATATGCAGTAGGCGACGTAGTTGATGTAACAGCCCTTAATGAAGGCAGTGGGGCTAGGGGTAACACATCCTCAGCCAACAGCACAGCTATACAGCTTGCTGGGTCGTCTATCTATGCGACACCTAAAGCAGGGGGTTCAGTCTCTCCTATGAACACGGCTAAGTGGAATGTTAAGTTCGAGGCTTGGGTCTAACTGTAATGAATAAGCAAGAGATAAAAGACCTAGCGGAATCCTCCCTTGAGGCTTTTATCCGTCTTGTCGCCCCACAGCGACTCCTAGGCAATTGTCATAAAGACCTACTCCACTGGTGGACACGCCCTGACTCCAAGGACCACCAACTAGTGCTCTTCCCCCGTGACCACGGTAAGTCAGCTATGGTTGCCTACAGGGTTGCTTGGGAGCTTACTAAGGACCCAACACTGAGGGTCTTGTACATCTCAGCTACATCTAACCTAGCCCAGAAACAGCTAGGGTTTATTAAACAAATCTTTGAGAGTGATGTTCATAGACGCTACTGGCCTGACCACGTACACCCTGAGGAAGGTAAGCGTTCCAAGTGGACAGCATCAGAGATTGAACTAGACCATCCACTACGTAAGATTGAACAGGTCCGTGACCCTTCTATTATGACTGCTGGTCTTACAACGGGTATCACTGGCCTCCACTTCGACATCGCTGTCCTAGATGATGTTGTTGTTTATGAGAATGCCTATACCCAAGAAGGTCGTAACAGGGTAGAGACTCAGTACTCTCTCCTAGCCTCTATTGAAGGCACTGGTGCACGTGAGTGGGTTGTAGGTACTCGCTACCACCCTAAGGACCTCTACAGCCTTATGCTAGGTATGGTTGAACCTACCTTCGATGAAGATGGTCAAGTAACTGGTGAACAAAGCATCTACGAGATTCTTGAGGAGACGGTGGAGAATCGTGGGGATGGCACTGGTGAGTTCCTCTGGCCCCGTCAACAACGTAAGGATGGTAAGTGGTTTGGCTTCGACATCAGGGAACGAGCCCGTAAGAAGGCTAAGTATGTAGACCGCACACAGTTCCGTGCTCAGTACTACAACGACCCTACGGACCCTGATAGCCGCCCCATTGACTACGATAAGTTCCAGTACTTCGAGAAGAAGTTCTTAACTAGAGAGAGTGGTCAGTGGTACTACAGGGGTAATAAACTTAACTTGGTAGCCTCTATCGACTTTGCTTACTCCAACCGTAAGAGTGCTGACTACACAGCTATTGTTGTCGTAGGTGTCGATTCAGATAATAATATCTATGTCTTGGACATCAATAGATTCCAGACTGACAGGATTAGCGACTACTTCAAAGAACTCCTAGCTATGCACAACCGTTGGGGTTTCCGTAAACTAATGGCTGAAACTACTGCTGCCCAGCAAGCCATTGTGCGCTCCCTTAAACAAGACTTCTTCGCCCCACATGGTCTAATGATCAGAGTTGAAGAAGTTAAACCAACTAAGCATGAAGGTTCTAAGGAGGAGCGTATGGAAGCTGTACTAGTTCCTCGCTACGAGAACCAACAAGTCTTTCACTACAAAGGTGGCAACACTCAAGTATTGGAAGATGAACTAGTCTCTAATAACCCTCCTCATGATGACGTTAAGGATGCCTTAGCTACAGCCATTGAGGGTTGTATTAGACCGTCTAAAGGCTTCCAGAAGAGACAAGAAGGCAATGTTCATTATCATCCTCGTTTTGGTGGTAGAAGTTTTTAATTCCAGAATAGACACATTAGGTGTTGACAACGTACTGAAATAGAGATAAACTATAGGTAAGATATGAGCATTAATAAACCCCTTGATCTAGAACACCTTATCAATCCAGATAATCTGGCGTGTGAGATTAGCCGTAAGTATATTACGTTTAATACTCTGCGTCAGCCTTGGATTGCTGAGAAGAAAGAACTCCGTAACTACTTGTATGCTACGGACACAACTACGACCTCCAACAAGAAGCTTCCTTGGTCTAACTCTACTACGACCCCCAAGCTTACTCAAATCTATGATAACCTTAAGGCTAACTACTCAGCAGCTTTGTTCCCTAACTCCAACTGGATGCGGTGGCAGGCTGATGACAGAGCTTCAGCTAACAAGGATAAACGTGATACCATCCAAGCCTACATGGAGAACAAACTCCTTCAAGGTAAGTTTGAGGGTACAGCGGGTAAGTTGCTTGATGATTTCATTCTCTACGGTAACTGCTTTGCAACTGTAGAGTTCGAGACTAACGTAACTGAAATAGAAGGAGAAAGGATTCCCGGTTACATCGGCCCTAAACTCTCACGAATCAGCCCTTACGATATTGTCTTTGATCCAACTGTATCTGACTTTAAAGACTCCCCCAAGATTATCCGTTCGCTGACTTCACTAGGTGAGATTAAGGCTATGGCGAAAGGAGGTGATTCTGTAATGGAGTCCTTGCTAGAGCGTATCATGGCTAACCGTCATGCTGTCGTCGGCCAAGGGCGGGGAGTAGACCCTGAGAAGTCTCAAGCATTTGTTGCTGATGGTTTCTCTAACATTGAGAACTACTACAGTTCAGAGTATGTTGAACTACTTACTTTCTATGGTGACATCTTTGACGTTGCCACAGGTGAACTGAAAGACAATGTAAAGGTTGTCGTGGCCGATAGGGCCTATCTAGTCTCTGAAGAGCCTATTGCTTCATGGCTTGGAGAGGCACCTATCTTCCATGCCGGATGGCGTTCCCGTCCTGATAACCTCTACGCTATGGGTCCTCTAGATAACTTGGTTGGTATGCAATACCGTATTGACCACCTTGAGAACCTACGTGCTGACATCTTCGACCAGATCGCTCTACCAATGCTTAAGATCAAAGGGGATGTAGAAGACTTCGTTTATGAACCCGGAGGTCGTATTTATATTGGTGAAGAGGGTGACGTAGGTCCTCTTGTTCCTGACAATACAGCCCTTAACGCTGACATGCAGATTCAAGCCCTAGAGAATAAGATGGAAGAACTTGCTGGTGCTCCTCGTCAAGCTATGGGTATTCGTACTCCCGGAGAGAAGACAGCCTTTGAGGTTCAAACTCTACAGAACTCAGCGTCCCGTATCTTCCAACATAAGGCAGCTAAGTTTGAGAGAGAGTTCATTGAACCAGCCCTCAATGCTATGCTGGAGTCAGCTCGTCGTAACATGGATGTTAATGATCTTATCCGTGTCCTAGATGATGCTACAGGTGCTTTCCTCTTTAAAGAGATTTCTAAGGAAGACATCACAGCCAAGGGTTCTATTATCCCTGTAGGTGCTCGTCACTTTGCTGAACGTGCTCAACGGGTGCAGAACATCAACCAGCTTATCCAGATGCAACAGGACCCAACCATTGGTTCTCATATCTCTGGTAAGACTATCGCTAAGATTCTAGCTGAAGAACTTGGTGAGAAAGAACTCTACGGTGAGAATATCTCCGTTATTGAACAACTAGAAACTCAAAGAGAAATGCAAGATGCTGAGGCAGATAACGAAGAAGACCTCATGATTGCAGCAGAACAAGGATTATAATAATGGCAGGTAAACTCAAGGGTGGGCGAGGCTCAGTATCTTCAGGCGTTAAAGAAGCTAAAGAGAAGAAGCTGATGCAAGGCCGAGAGATTGTCACTCGCTACGGCAAGGGCGGCATGGGGCCAGTATCTAAGATTCAGATTAAGAAGCCCACTAAACGGGGTAAGTAATGGATTCTAGATGGCTAGCTAATAGCCCTGATAAAGAACAACGTAAGAAACAGGTGAAGGGTTATAGAAATGCCTTCAACGATCTTACAGAGATTCTTGAGAAGCATTATAAGAAGAAAGATGCTTGTCGAGATTACAACAGCCCCAATTGGGCTTATGAGCAAATATCTTTAAATGAGTACAACCAAGCTCTAGAAGATATTATTAAACTAATAAACATTAAGGAATAGTCTTGAAGGTATGTACACTCTGCAAAGAGGAAAAACCTTTTAAGTGTTTTAGGAAGATGTCTAAGACACAGGATGGTCTTACCTACCGATGCAAAACCTGTTTATCTCTTCACTATAAAGAAAACATAGAGAAGTATAAGAAAAAACAGGTTGAGAGGTACAAAATCTTTAAAGATGAAATTAATGCTAAGAGGAAACTTGAGGACTCTTACGCCAAGAAAACCGACAAGGTTTCGCACTACCACTACAACGCTTTGTACCGAGCTAGAAAACTCAGTGCAACTCCTCCTTGGTTAGATGAAAAGATGCTATCCGAGATAAAAGAGGTATACAGAGAGTGTCAAGAACTTTCTGAAGAAACAGGCGTCCCGCATCATGTAGACCACATTGTGCCTCTAAAGGGTAAGAATGTAAGAGGTCTCCATGTCCCTTGGAACCTTCGTGCAATACCAGCCGAAGAAAATCTAACTAAAGGTAATAAATTTATATGACTTCTGTATTCGACGCTCCCACCACAGAGCAGCAGAACGACACAACTAAGACTGCTGACTCTACCGACACTCAAACCAATGAGGACTGGCTAGCTAAAGTAGTCACTGAGAAGGGTGATCATTGGAAAGACCCTCAGACTCTCGCTAAAGGTTACGCCCATGCGCAAGCACGGATCAAGGAACTGGAAGCACTTGAAGAGAAGCTGAAGGAACAAGACTACTCCAAGACCTTACTCGAACAGCTTCAGGCTAAACGACAGGCACCAGAGGAAGTCATCCCTCCCAAGCCAGAAGCTGCCCCTAAAGATGATACAGTGAACAACGGTCCTACCAGCCTGAGTCCTGAGGATATTGAGAGCCTGTTGGAGAAGACTCTTTCAGCACGAGAGAAGCAGAAGACAGTAGAAGCTTCCCTTCGCTCTAAGTTCGGTGATCAAGCTAACAAGGTTGTTCATGACCGAGCTAAAGAACTGGGTCTTTCCATTGAGAAGATGAAGGAGCTAGCTAACGAAAGTCCAGCAGCCTTCCTGAGTCTTGTTGGTGAACCTGAGGTAAAACAAACTAACACACAAGTGCACGGTACTAAAAACACCTCAAGCTTCAACAGCACTAGCGGCGAGCGTACACAAGCTTACTATGCTAACCTTCGCCGGACTAACCGTAAACTCTATGACTCTCTCCAGCCACAAATGCTACAAGATCGTGTGCGGCTTGGGGATAAATATTATACCAATTAAGGAGACAATAAATGTCTGGTATGACTACATCTAACAGTGAACACCTGATTCGTTCCGAACTCTGGTCTAACGAACTTAAAGAAATCCTACGCGACGAGATGATGGCTCAAAGCTACGTCAAGATGCTGGATGGCTTCCCTGATGGTGACACGTTTACCATCCCGTCTATCGGCCAAGCGCAAGTAGATGACTACGAAGAAGATACAGAGATCAAGTTCCGTCCAATGGACACTGGTGAGTTCCAGTTCTCGATCACTGAGTACCTGTCGAGTGGTACGTACATCACTGAGAAGAACCTGCAAGACTCGTTCTATTCGTCTCAGTTGGTGTCTCGTTTCCTCCCTGAACAGGAACGTGCCATCATGGCTCACTTCGAGACTACTACTCTGGCCTCCCCTGAGGTTGGTGTCTCTGCTAACTCGAATGAGTTGATTGATGGTGTTGAGCACCGTTGGGCAGCTTCGGGTACTGGTGCTTTCATGGATGTTACTGACTTCGCACGTGCTCGTTATGCACTGAAGAAAGCTAACGTACCTGATCGTAACTTGGTCGCTATCGTTGACCCTTCGGTTGAGTATACTTTGAATACTCTCTCGTCCTTGACTGAGGTCTCTAACAACCCTCGCTGGGAAGGTATTGTCTCTGACGGTATCGCAACTGGTATGAAGTTTGTTAAGAACGTATACGGTTTCGATGTGTACACATCTAAACACTTGCAGGACATTGAAGCAGGTGCATTGAATAACTCTGCTGATGAAGCAGTAAACTTCTTGGTAGATTATGGTTAGGCATACCACGTCTACTCTGCCACAGCCTCTGTGTCGCAGTTCTT